CCTGCAGGTCGGCGTGTCTAAGGCCTTCGACGCGGTCAGCACGATCGTCCTCCCGGTCCGGACGGCGCTTACCCGGCCGCAACTGTCCAACACCCGGTTCGCCATCGGCCCCTCGGATTTCCAGATAGAGTTTACGACGCTCGACAACATCGACCTGGCAAGCGCGGCGGCCTTCGCGACCTACCAGGGCGTCGGGCAAACGGTCGCCAAGCCGCTGGTCGATCGTCTCAATTTCATGAAGGGCGCCACGCTATCGGAGGGCATCCGCCGGAAGATCACGCGCCTGGATCCGCAGACCGGCCCGCCGCTACAGATATCGTCGTGGGCAAAGGGCAAGCCGTCGTTCATCTACGGATTCGAGGGTAAGAGTTTCGAGGACACCTGGGATTTCCGGCAGCTGCTGCATTTCCTGCGCGGCAGCCAGCTGGCCTTCTATGTCGGCACCGGCCGGGACGATATAAAATCCGTCACGGATATCGGCGACACGTCGACGCAGATAGACTTCCAGGCGTTCGGCTTCACGCAGTTCGTGCAGGAGGTAACGCCGCGCTCCGACCTGCAGGTAGTTCGCAAGGACGGCACCACCTCGCAACACGCGATCACGGGCTCGTCCGTGGTATCCGACACCGTCGAGCGAATCACGATCTCCCCGGGCATCACGCCGGCGCTCCCGCTCGTCGATCTCGACCGGATCGAATTCCTGACGCTTTCCCGGATCTCGAACGACGCACCGAAGTTCTCGCACACGCGGCCGGGAGAGTCTAGGATCGATTTCAACCTAACCGGAGTGCCCTCATGACGTTTGACGCCCTGGAAACAAGCCGCGAATCCGGCCAGGTCCTGGAGCTATACACGTTCATATTCGGCCTGGAGATCTTCCGCTTCACGTCGTTCAACAGCGACGTTATCTGGCAGGGCTTTTCCTATACGGCGGTGCCGATATCGCGGTCCAGCACGGAGGCTACCGTGGAGGATTCCTCGGGGCAGCTGACGATCACGCTGCCTCTCGACAACCCGGTGCCGCAGAAATTCATCGTGAGCCTGCCGGGCAAGGTAGGCACGGTCCAGGTACAGAGGGCGCAGTTCACCGACGTAGCAGAGGAGGCCGTGGTCCTGTTCGACGGCTTCGTGGCGAACGTCTCCTTCGACGGCGAGCTTGAGGCGAAGGTCCTGTGCAACCCGAACACGAAGGTTTTCAACCGGGCGGCGCCCCGGTTCCAATACATGGGGCTCTGCAATCACATCCTGTACGACGAGCGCTGCAAGGTGAGCATTGGCGCCTTCACGTTTACCGGGCTGGTGTCGGCCGTGGCCGGAAACGATATCACCGTCAACGGCGCCGGCGGGGTCGGCCTGGGTGACAACTTCGTCGCGGGATTTTGCCGTTCGCCGGCAGGTACCCTGGACGACGCCCGCATGGTACTGGCGCAGGCCGGGGACGTGATGACGCTGCTGCTGCCGTTTGCGATCAGCCCGATCGGGCAGAATGTCGATCTGTTTGCCGGGTGCGACCACACCCTGGCGACCTGCGATTCCAAGTTTGCGGCCGTCCTGGATTACGGCGGCTTCCCGTTCGTGCCCCGCAAGAATCCGTTTAACACCACGCTCCGCGGCGGGTCGTAGCCATGCCGTTTTGGATCATGCTGCTCATCAACGTGATCACGTTCCTCGTGACGGAACTGCTACGCCCGAAGCCGAATATTGAGGACGCCAAGCCCTCGGGCCTGGGCGATTTCAATGTACCCACCGCGACGGAGGGGCGAGCCGTCCCGTTGATATGGGGCCGGGTGAAAGTATCGGGCCCGAACGTCGTCTGGTACGGCGACCTGGTAGCCGACCCGATCACGGAAAAGGTAAAGACGGGGCTGTTCAGCAGCGACACCGTGACGACCGGGTTTCGGTATTCGATAGGCCTGCAGATGGCCCTTTGCCGGGGCCCGGTAGACCTGCTGGTGAATATTCGCAACGACGAGTCTTTCGCCTGGGGCGAGGACGCACCGAGCGCCGACGCGAACCTGGTCCCGACCGACGTCGGCGCGATCTACAACATCGACGAGCCGTCCTTCTACGGCGGCGAGGATGCCGGAGGTGGCGGTGGCCTGGTGGGCGGCGGGCGTATATTCCCGGGCTCCGAGACCCAGGCGATCTCGACCTACCTCACGCCGTTCCAACAGCCGCAGCCGGCCTACCGGGGCACCTGCTACATCACCTGGGAGGGCGGCGACATAGGCCTCGGCCCGCAGCTGCGCGCGTTTTCGTTTGAGCTAGAGCGGATCCCGGACGGCCTGGACCTGGCAACGCTGCAGCCGGGCGACGAGGAGATCGACGAGGGCGCCAACCCGATGAATGTGGTTTTCGAGGTCCTCACCAATACCGAATGGGGCCTTTCGCGCGGCGCCTCGGATATCGACCTGGTGAATTTCCGCGACGTGGCGGCGACGCTCAAAACGGAGGGCCACGGGTTTGCCTGGGTATGGGACCGGACGCAGGACGTCCTCGAGCTAATCAAACTGATCGAGCAGCAGGTCGACGGCATCCTGGTTATCGACGCCGTCACCGGCTTGTTTTCGTTCAAGATCGTCCGCTTCGACTACACGCCGGGGACGCTACCGCTCGTCGACGAGACGAATATCAAAACGGTCACCCGGTACCAGCGCCCGACCTGGGCGGAAACGCAAAACCAGATCTCGGTGGAGTTCACCGACCGCCGCAAGAATTACACGACGTCGTTCGCGCTGGCCCAGGACATGGCGAACCAGGATATCGTCAAGGCCATGAATACCTCCCGCGTCCGGATGCCGGGCGTGAAAAACCCGACGCTGGCAAACGCCATCGCCTGGCGGGAGATCCGGGCGCTGTCGACGCCGATCGTGACAATGAAACTAGTCACCGACCGCAGCCAATACGCCGTCGAGCCCGGCGACGTGCTGGAGTTTTCCTGGGCGCGGTTCGGTATTACCCGCCTGCCAATACGGGTGACGTCCGTCGACCGCGGCAAGATCCTCGAAAACGAAATCACCATCGACGCGGCGCAGGACGTTTTCCAATTCAACGCCGGCAGCTATGGCGACCCCATCGATACTGGCTGGCAGCCAATCAGCACCGAGGCGCAGCCCTCCTTGCGGGAACGCCTGTGGGAGATACCGTTCCAACTGTCGCTGGACAACGAACGCCACCTCGGCGTCCTCTGCTCCCGCGACGGCGGCCTGCATATTTCGTTCGACGTGTTCGCCGATCTCGCCGGCGGGACGAATTTCAGCCGCCAGGGCACGGAGACGGATTTCACGCCGACCGGGCTTATCGACGGGGCTATCTCGCGCGACAAGGGTGACGTCACACCGTTTACCCAGGACATCGATGTCGACGGCCTGAACGATATAGATATCGCGCAGCTGCAGAGCGCCGCCTCTACCACCATCGACTCGAACAACCCGGCCAACATATTTCTGATCGACGAGGAGATTTGGTTTTACGAGACCGCCCTGGACGCAGGCGGCGGCACCGTTACCTTGCAGGAATGCCACGCCGGCCTGTTCGACACGGTACCGGCCGACCACGGCGACGATTCGGTGGTCTGGTTTGTCGGCTTCGGCTCGGGGCTGCTGCAGCGGAACGGCGCGCTGCCGAGCCCGCCAGGCGCGATCTCCGTAAAGATCCTCCCGACCACCATCCGCAACACGCTCGACATAGCCTCGGCCGCCAGCCTCGGTACGACCGTCGTGCAACGGATCCGCAACCCGATCCCGCCGGGCGACCCGTTCGTGAACGGCTTCCGCTTCCACGACCTCGACGGCTGGACCCGCGCCGTCGGGACGCTCGACTTTATCTGGAACACGCGCAACCGGATCAACCAGTCCTTCGACACGCTGCAGGACGACGCCGATATCCAGCAGCCCGGCGACACCGGCGGCCATATCGTTATCCGGCGCGTCGATACCTCGGCGGCCGTGGTCGACCGGGCGAACATCTTCTCGGACCAGTTCATCGCGACGGATTTCATTCCGCAGACGAGCCCGGGGATCCCCGACGAGCTAGATTTTACTGCCGAGATTACCAACCGCACGACCGTCGGTAACGAGGGCCAGGTAGCGACCACACGGGAGTTCGAGGTGTTCGGCTTCGGGCTCAACTTCGGCGGCGACTTCGGCGGCGATTTGAATCTGGCGAACAACGGCATCGTGCTGCCGCAAGGGGCGCCACCGTTCACGCCCGACCCGGTACCCGGATCCGGCGACGACCGCGCTTGGACGCTCGACTTCCTCGGCACGTTCGCCGCCCTCGACGACCGGCGCCTCCTGTTCACGTTCTTCGACGCCCTCACCCAGGAGACGATCAACTTCAACCTGTTCCTCGCCGCGATCTCGCCGACGCCGACGTCGCTCGTCGACTACGCGGAGGGCGTCCGGGCGGCCATCGAGGCGAACCTCGTCGACCGGCCGTTCACGATCACGCGCAACGGGGCCCAGGTCCTCATCACGACGCGCTTCGGCGATGTAACCCTCCGCCAGCAGCCGAAGAGCAACACCGTCCCGTTGAACGTCATGCTCCAGATCGGCTTCCGCCAGCAAGCGGCGGCGCCGGCCACCGCCGTTCGCCAGCGCCTCTACATCGACTGGTTCCGCTCGGACTCCGTCGCGCCCTCGACCTCGGGCCTCCTGGTCCCCGACGTCTTGAGCGAGACGAACGAGCCCGCCTTCCTCCTCGGGCCTGGCGCGAACTCGATCATCTTCAGCGGCAGGGCCTTGACCTTCGAGCAAGAACAGGAAAGCGGGCCCCAGGGATTCTCGGGCGCCTTCTCGATGTTCCAATCAGCAACGAGCGACGACCGGACCCAGTTCCACCAGGACCTCTACGACCAGCTCCGCGCGAGCCCGACCGCCGCGTTCATGGAGAACATCCAGGGCCCGCTCGTTCTGGTCCCCGGCTTCGACTTCCCGATGCAGCGGACGGGCATCGCCCTCGAGGTCCGCGACAACTTCGCGGTCCGGCTCACGAAGGTCGCCAACGCGACCGGCGGCGGGATCGCGTTCGACGCCGGCGGATTCGGTCCCGGCTTCGGGATCCCCGGCCTCCTCAAGATGAACATCGTCGAAGGCTCCCCGCCCGTCGCCGGTCTTCCTGGCGGCCTCGCCCAGGTCAACTCGGTCGGCGTCTTCAACTTCGGCGCCGACGTCGGCGTCATCCTTTCCTACACGCTCGACGGGACGGTCTTCTCGGAGACGACGATCGCCGAGACGGACAATTACGGGGAGGCCTGGGGCCGGCTTCTCGACTCGGTCGACCTCGACGCGCGCTTCTCGGTCCTCAACCGAATCGACGACCCCTCCCGCTCCTCGTTCGGCGCGACGATCATCCGGACCGTCGGGAACACGGCCTTCGAGGTGTTCGCCGACGTCGGCCTCGGCCTTCGTGTAGAGTTTAGAGATGTGAGCCCATAGGATTTAGCCATGCCACAGACAGCCCTCCCCAATATCGGCGTTAATTTCGAGTACACCCTCGGCACTAACGATTGGAAAAACGGCTTTGATTCCTCGATGGTCATCCTGGATTCGCAGGCCCAGGCGTATGTCATCGACCAGCGCACCGCGGAGCCCGCCGGCCCCGCCGTCGGCGACACCTACCTCCTCGGCCCAGGGGCGCCGACCGGGACGAACTGGACCTCGGACACCGGCGGGATCGCCGACGCGCTTGCCGTGTTCACGAACGTGCCCGGGCAGGCGGACGGCTCGCCCTGGTTTTACATCCAGCCGCGCGACGGCTTCCAGGTCTACGATCGGACGCTCGACCGCCCCTGGATCCGGATCAACGGCGTGTGGACGCCTGGCGCCCTGGACCGCAAAGGCGAGAAGCTGGAGATCGGCACGACGCACACGACCGTGCTGGAGGACTCGGGCCGGATGCTCACCCTCGACGACGCCTCGACGCCGGTCGTATTGTCGATCGCCACGTTCGCCTCGGTACCGCTGCCGGTCGGCGTGTTTTACGAGATCACATACCTGGGCGCCGGCTTCCTCGAGGTCGTCGGCGCCACCGGCGTCACGATCCGCTTCGCCGGCTACGACGAGACAGCCGCCGCGGCCGGGGCCCGGCCCACGTTCGAGTTAAACGAACACTTCCGCCTCTACCACCTCGCGTCCAACGTCTGGATCCTGTTCCCCGACCAACGCCAGCCGACGGTCCAGGCCGAAACGGGCGCGACCTTTGAACCTACAATGCGAAACCGGGACGGGACCGTCCTCATCAACAACGGCGCGCACACACTCAACCTGCCAGACGAGGCAACGGTCCCTTACCCGATCGGCACCGACCTTCACTTCGTAAACCAGAACGCCGCCGCCATCACAGTGACGGACGACGCCGCGGTGACATACGCGACCGGATCACAAAGCCTGGTCGTCGCTGGTATCGCCGCCAACGCCCATGCGAAAATCCGAAAGACGGCCTCCGACGAGTGGTTCGTCTTGTTCAACGAGGCCTTGCCAACTTAGGAGACGACCATGTCCCAAAATCTACAGCTGCAGAAAAGCGTCAACATCCACGCCCGGCGGATCCGCAATCGTCGTCGGCTCCTCACGACCGATCCGCGCTTCCGCTCCAGGCATCCTGGTTTCGACAATTTCCTGACCCGGGAGGCTACCCGGGCCAACGCAACACCGCTGCGCCTGATCGGCGAGGCGATTGCCGCCGCCGGCTCCGGCTACGCCGTCCAGGACCAGTTCAATATCACCGGCGGGACGTTCAGCGTACCGGCCGTGGGCATGGTTTCCGCCGTTGGCGGGTCGGGCGAGGTAACCGGCGCCAAGCTAATCGAGCGCGGGACCTATACCGTCGTGACGCCGCCGGCATCGCCGACGACCGTTATCCGGCGCAAAAACGGAGCGCCGGCTGCCGGCACAGGCCTGACGATCAATGACGGGATCACGGTCGCCGTTTCAGGCGTCACCGGAGCGGAGCTATTGAGCGCGCTGCGCTCCCGGCTGAATCTCGCCGGCACGGTCCCGACCAGGAAGGCCGCGCGGGAATACCGCATCCCGGAAAACTCCTCGGACACATACGAGGACGCAGGCGTCCCGATCAGCTAGTCCGGGTCCGGGCGCAGCAGCCCGACGTCGCGCTTCAGGAGGGCCGCCCGCATCGTATCCGGGTGCGGCGCATGGCCCGCCTGGCGTATTGCCCGGCAGAGCCAGCCCAGGTCCGCGGGCGAAAAGCCTGACATCCCGACCAGGACGTGGCCTACCGTCACATCCGCGTGGATCGAGATATCCTGGTCGTGGACCCAATCGACGAACCGGCGCGCGTCCTCGATCTGGATGGCGCTGGAGCAGGCGTTTCGGGGCACCGGATCCGGGCCTGGGGACGCCTGGCCCACCTGCTTTTCGGCAGGCGGGCGCCTGCTAACCTGCGAATCCGGGCAGTTTCCAGGCGGCGCCTGCTGCCTGCTCGAATCAGCAGTTTCCGCCTGCTTGCCTGGCTCGTCGAACAGGCCGCCCTGTGGGCCGCTAGAAGGGGACATCGTCTTCCTGGCCCCGTGGCCCCGGGGCGAGGCGTTCGGGCTCCCTGGCGGGCCTGGTTTCGGCTGCTGGCCCGTTGCGGCCTCCCGCACTGTCGCGCTTGTAACAGGCCGGGCATACCTTCATCCAATTGGCGCCTTTGAACGGGGCGCCGCAGCCCTCGCATTTCTGGTCCAGCTGGCAGGTATGCCGGCGGTCGCTCCGCGGGTCGAGCGGGATCCAACGGCCGTCCCGGTTCTGCCATTTGATCGGGGTGCCGCAATCCTTACAGTTACTTTCTGAGGCCATCACGCCCTCCTTCGTTGGTGGTTTATGCACAGGTTATCCACAGGCTATCCCCTGGGATTAGCGATACGGGACGCCACCCGTAACAACAGGTTAATTATAAAGCTAGGCGGGCCTGGCTCGTGGCCGTTGCGGGGCGCGTCCTGGTCGCGCAAGGCGCTGTGTTCCATTTCCACCTCCGGCGAAGGGTTCTGGCTTGCCGGTCCCGGGGAGGCCTTGCAGGCAGGTGTGGGGCCGTGCGATGATTCGGTTCGCGCAGCGCCGGTCGCATCCTGCAAGGTACATCGACCGAGAAAGGCCCCGTCGGATCTCCAACCGGCGGGGCCTTTGTTTTATACCCTCGTGGCGCGCAGGCCGCAACTATCCTCAGACCAGGATATCAGCCAGCGCCTTCCAGCACGTTTCAGCGACATGGTCGTAGGAGTCGCCGGCGTTCCCGTCGGCGCCCTCGGTCCAGCAGGTGTGCTTTTTCGGATGCCCGAAGCGAATGGTCGCGCCGGCACCGTAGAGCGCGACGACGGCCGCGGCCTCGGTCGGATCCTTCATGCAGCCGCGGTACACGCCATGCTCGTTGTAGATTTTCCAATCGGGTGAGCCGGCCATCACGCGCCCGCCGGATGACGCTCGGAAAACGTCCGCATCCATTCGCTCAAAACCCGGCTGGCCGTATCCTGGTCGAGGGTAAATTCCGCCTGCAGGTACGGGCGGGCGCCGAACATATTTATCCGGCCGGTCTCGCGCAGCTGGTCCAGGTACTCCAGCTGCTCCTGCGTCGCATTGTTGGTAGCCATAGTCGTCCTCCTTAGTCGTTCCAGACCGTCAGCGAAATGCAGCCGAAGACCTGGTTGTAGTGGCGGGTGCCGTCCTCGTCGACCCGGCGCAGCAAGAAGGGCTGGCCGTTGCCGAGTTTGGTTTCGATCCGTTTCGGCCAGAGGCCGGGCGGAAATTCGAGGGTGCTGGCCTCCGCAAACCAGCAGTGCGTTTCCTGCTCGTGGGCCTGCGTGGCGTCGACCGTGAATACGCGGCTCATGATGCGGCCCATCCGAAAAGGTGAAAGGCCCTCGCGCGGGTACCCTTGAGGCCGTTGGCCGCGCGCCAGCGCGTCAGTTCGGCACCCTTCATTTCTATGGCGCCGGCCGGTCCCCATTTGCAAACCACGCTGTCCTCGCGGTCGAGGATCTCGCGGATCACGTTATCGGCGCGGCGCTTGCCGGCCTGGAAAAGTACGACGCCCTGGGTAGTAGAAATCGTCCCGTTGTAAGCGTCGTGCCCGTCCTGGTATTGGGCCTCGGCGCAGGCAGCCATGTAGGCCTTGCCGGCGTCGTAGTCGCGGCCCTTGCCGCCTATCGTGATGTGGAAAGTATGCGCGCCCATTATTTGTCCTCCGTAGTGATCGTGTCGATGGCGTTCCAAATCCAGTCCTGCCAGGAGGTCGTCCATTCGGTCCAGGCCGGGTGATTCGGTAGGTCTAAAATCTCGGTGTCGGTGAGCCGGTCGCGAAGCCCGCGGGGCTCGCTGCAGCCGGCGCCCTCGAATACGATGCTGTTGATTTCGTTTTCGGTAAGCAGGGTCAGGTCGCGGGTAGTCATGGCGGGGCTCCTTGTTTGCGGGCGGCTATTCATTGGGACCAGTGTAGCGTCACGCGCGACACTAAGCAGGCACTGCGTCACACTCTAGCCATCCCGCTCGGCCTCGATGGCGCGCTCCTCGCAATCGGCGTGGGTAGCCCGGCGGTCGGCGTCGACGTACCCGGGCTCCTCGTAGAATCGCCGCTCGTAGCCAACCGGGGCCCCGCAGTGCCGGCAAACCTTCAGGGCGGTACGTCGCGTCGCCGCGCAATCCCGGTGCCGGCACGGGGCCACACAGGGCCCGTACTCGGTGCCCGGGGCGGGCAGGATCCCGGCGGCCATCAGCCCCGGGCCTCCTGCTTCGCCTCGAACTCCGTCATGCCGTCCAGGTAGGCGTCGAAGATGCCGGCGATCACCGTCTTGCGGCTCCGGGCCGCGGTGACGATGCTGCGCTCCTTCAGGAAGGCCAGCGCCGTGAATACCTGGGTCGAGGGTACGTCGGTCGCGCCGACCAGATCCTCGCCGCTGAAAGGGCGGCCGTCCTGGTCGTCGATGGCGTAAAGCACCTCCTGGAATGCGGCCTTGCTGCAGGTGTGGCAGTACGGTTCCCCGCGCGCCGGCCAAACGTCCCGGATCAGAACGTCGTCGACTACGTCGAAGGCCTCCCACCGGGCTCCTGGTTTACCAAATGGTCCTGTCATATCTCGTCCTCCTCTAGTAGATTCGGGTCCAGCCGTGCGCCTGCAGCTGCTGCAGCGTGACGCCGGCCGAACCGTGCAAGCCCAAAATGAATCGGGCCATGATGTCGGCAGAGCCGATCCCTTTCCCGTCGCCGTCGAACAGCCAGTTGCGCGGCTGCTCGTCCTCGAGGCCGTAGCCGGCGATGAAGATTTGGATCTGTGTGCCGTCGACGATCAGGTCGGCGTCCTCGTCGCCTACCTTGATCTCGGTGATAAGCGCCGCGTCGCTGGCGCCCTGGTAGCACCCGGCTTCGCCCGGGCTAAGTTTTCGCAGTTCGTTCATTTCATCCTCCGTGATTTCTCGATGGCTAGATCCCGCAGCTGCTTACGCAGCCCCGGGCCGCGGAAATATCCGCCAATGCGGTCGGCCTCGGCCTGGCCCTTGTCTAGCAGGTCGTCCAGGCTGGCCTCGAAGCTACCGAGCAGATCCTCGGCCGCCTCGTCCTCCTCGTCGGAGATCAAATCCCGGTGCAGGGTGTCGCCGGGCTCGGCCGCGGCCAGGCCCGGTACCTCGTGGCTGAAATCCGCGCCGCAATAAATGCAGCGGTAGTGGATCAGGTTTCCGAGGGCGCCCAGGGCGGCGGCGCCGCTATCCTGGTCGGCCCGGCAGCCCGGGCAGGTAATTGTCGCGTCGAGCGTCATGGCCATCTCCTTTACCAAGTGCGGTCGGTGTCGATGCCGGCAAGCCGGCGGGCCGCCTCGGCGGCGTCCTCTTCCGAGCCGGTATCGTCTATGTCTACCGATACCGAAATCAGGATCCGCTCTAGCTTCAGCCGGATGTCCGCGGCCGTTCCTGCGTAGCCCCAATCGGCCGGGCGCTGCGCCGAATATGCGTCGTAGTCCTGCAGGTCCTTTTCGATCCGCTCTAGCAGGGCGGCGCAATCGCTAATCTCGCGCTGCGCCTGCTCGCGGGCGGTGCGTTTCGTTTTCCTGGTACGGCGGGTTTTCATTTCGTTTGGCCTCCTATTCACTACGACCAATGTAGCGTCAGGCGCGACACTTAGCAAGATATACCGATGTGACGGAGTTCACACTTTAGGGAGAAAGGCCCCGTGCGGGGCTGGCTGTGGCGTCGCGCCTCGTGCTACAGTCGGCAGGCGAAACCAGAACCGCGAAGGAGGGATCCTGGAATGAAGCATTTGACCCTGCGCGAGGCCCGCGCGAAATCGGGCCGCCCGGCCCGGGCGATAGCGGAGGAGGCAGGCTGCGATCGGGCGACGCTTTACCGCATCGAATCCGGCGGCATCCTACCGGCCCGGGAATTAGCCCGGCGCCTGTTCCGCGTCTATAAGGGGCGCGTACCGCTGGCAGCAATATATGACCCGGAATTTTCCGGCCAGATTCGGGCAGCATAGTTTTGCCGCAGGCGCCGTGTCGGGAAAGCCCTGTGAGAGGGCCCCGGCTCCTAGGTGGACCAGCGGCGTCCGCGGCATCTTCGTTTGGAGGGGATTCAAAATGATGTCTAGTTCTGACCTGCCGGCTTGCCCGGCCTGCGGCTCGCGGAAGGTTCGCGCCGTCCACCGGATGATCGATCCCGGCGACCCGCCCGGCACCAAGATCCGAACGCTCTATGCCTGCGCGCAATGCGGCAGGGACCGCACGGACGCCTGGGCGGCCATTCAACCGGTCGACAAATCGTGAGCGCGCCGACCCCGATATTCATCGACCCGCGGGTAGCAGCCCGGCTGCCGGTAACCGAGGACGAGGCCGGGGAACAGATGCTCGGCGATACCGAGCCCCTCGAATACGTGTCGATGGAGTACCACGCGAGCCGGCTGCTCGAAATCACGAAGACCAAGGAGGCGGACCTGGAGGAATGGATCGTCCAGATATCCGGCACCGACGCGATCTTGTACGGGCTATCGAACCTCGGCCGGACGTATGCATACGGGGACGTCAACGGCGAACCAGGATGGCACCGGGTAGCCGAGGCGGAACTGCGGTGAGGTCCTGGAAACGAGCGACCAACGACCCCGAACGGGTGTGGCTCTATTTCCGTGAACACGCCGACAAGTTTCTGACCGAGGACCACGTCGCCGCCCAGGTAAAGATCGGGCGCCGCCGCTGCCGGCGCATCGTTTCCTGGCTGGTAGCCGAGGCCAAGCTAGAGGCCGTCGATACGGTTTCGTCGTTTCGGTGGGGCCGCCCGAAGAGGATGTTCCGGGCCGTCCGGACTAGCGACGACGCGGTCCGGCAGCTGGAGGTATTTCGCGACGCGCTGGCGTCCGCCGGCCTGGGAGATCCATACGGATGACGATCGAGGACGATCTTCGGCGCTTTGCAGAGGTCGCCAAGCAGGGCCGGTTCAATGGCGACGACTACATCCCGCCCCGCGACGACCCACGGCTGCGGGCACAGGTCTTTCGGATCTTCGGCCTGATGATCGACGGCCGCTGGCGCACCCTGGGTGAAATCGAAAGGGCGACGGGCGATCCGCCAGCGTCCATATCAGCGCAGCTTCGGCACCTCCGCAAGGCCCGGTTCGGGCTCTGGCAGATCGACAAACGGCACCGGGGCAAGGAGACGAGCGGCCTTTACGAATACAAACTCGACGCTCCGGCACCGTTGGCCGAGCCCGTGCAGCAGGGGCTATTTGCATGACGGCCCAGGACATCAAGGGATTCCACTGCCTCGCCTGCGACGCGAGTTTCGACAAGCCGTCGTTCAGCGAGGGGCCGAAAACCGTCAACCCGGACACGGGCGTCGAGGACGTCCGGTTCAAATTGGCGAAATGCCTCTGCCCGGAATGCCTGTCCAGCCACATCGAGCCGGTCCTAAAATGACCCACCACGCCCCGGGCGACCCCTGCTACGACCACGCCGAGCGCCGGGACGAGACCTGGGCGGAATACGACGCCCGAGGGATCTACCTGGGCCGGGTATGCAAGCGCTGCGTGAAGGCCTTCCTGGCTACCTTCCGCCCGGAGGTATTACGGGATCCCCGGTACGAGGCAGACGAGCCCATCGAGCCCGAATAGCCGCGCGCTTTGCGTCGCGGTTGATGCTACAGTTTACCCGTCAACCCTTGCAGGAGGACTAGCAAATGGCAACACCAGAAGAGCAGGCAATTGTGCCTGTAGCGGAGGCCCCGACCCCGCAACCCGCAGGCGAAATCGTCCAGGTACGTTCGGCCTTCGATATCGCTCCACAGCAATTCAAAGCCGGCCTCGAACGCCGCAAAAAGAACCGCAAGGCCCTGATGGATTGGATCCGGGACGCCCTGGTAGAGGGCACCGACTACGGCCGGATCCACGTCGTCAAAAAGGACACCTGCGACAAGGGCAAATGGTGCGACAACCCGTACCATTTCTCGAAGCCCTCGCTCTGGAAAGCCGGCGCCGAAAAGATAGCCGGCATGATGGGGCTGCGCGCTTCCTGGCCGGACATCGATCACGAGATCGAACGCGCCCGGTCCAGCACGGAGGCGGTCCTCGGGCTCAAGTGCCAGCTACTCGACAACGGCGGCAACGTCGTCTCCGAGGGCGTCGGCGCCCGCTCGATGAAGCAGGACTTCGGCGACGCGAACAAGGCGCTGAAGATGGCGAAGAAGAGCAGCCTGATCGACGCGGTCCTGAACGCCGGCGGGCTATCGGAGGTGTTCACCCAGGACGTAGAGGATATGCCGGCCGAGCAGATAGCCACGCAGAGCGACCCGTACCAGGCGGGCGAGGACCGCATCGACCACGCGGTACCGCAGGAGAAAAAATACCCGCTGGAGACGCATTGCCCGATAGGACGCGACTGGAAAAACGTGCCCTGGGAGCAGGTCGACGGCGGCTTCCTCTGGTGGATCCTGGAGAAAATAGACGACAAGCCGGACCTCGTAGCCCGGGCCCGCCGGGAGGCGGATAGCCGGTCGGTCGAAACGGACCAGGCGACGGAGCGCCGCGCCGAAACCAAGACGGCGGAACCGCCCGCCAAGCGCATGGCCGACTACGCTCGGGCCCTGGCCGACGCTACCAACGTCGACCAAATCACCGTGATCAAGGATGAGATACCCGAGGAATTTGAACCGGCGCTCCGCACTTATATCGCGGCCCGCGAGGTAGAGTTAGGACCACAAACCGGGGCGTGAGGCCCCAGGAGGACAACATGGAAACGCAAACACAGCACCAGCTGGCAATAGCGGAGGTGACGCCAATCGTGGCCGACATCGCCGCCTACAACGACACGATAGAAAGCATCGACGTAGCCGACGAGGAGGCCCTTACGGACGTCGGCGACCTGGTCAAAATGCTAATGCGCCGGCGCGGTAAGCTAGAGGAC